ATGGAAATACAAGGTGAGATAGGTAGAAAAGGTGCTGGTGCATCATACAAAACATATTGTAATACACTTATTAGAGGTGGTTCATATAAACCAACCTATGACGGATACATGAAACACTTCGAAAACTACTGGAGAGATAAGGTAGTTGGTAAAGTCAAAACAGAAAAGACAAAAGAAATCAAAAGAGAAATCGGTGAACAACTTTATAACGAACTTAGAAGTTTAAAGAAAATGATTCAGAATCTTACTGCATTTATGGGACACTTGGTCGTTGCAAAACAACATATCATAAATGCACTAAATAGAGTAAAGAGTATCGGAACTTTCAAAAAGACTGCAAATGGTTTTGAGGTGGTCAATCCCGAAGGATACGTTGCAATCGATAAAACAGGAAGTGCAGTCAAACTCGTAGATAGAATGGAGTTTGCATACAATAACTTTACTGCACAAAAGAATTGGGACAAATAATGAAATCATTCAAAGAATTTTTAAAAGAAGAGTTTCCACCTTTAGCTTTACCTGATTATCCTATGCAAAGAACAGATATAAAATATCTAGATGGTGACTGGGCAGTTGGAGAAGAAGAAAAGGCATTTGTATATGACACTTCAAAAGATGGTTATGAAAACATGAATGATATAGAACAAGAAGTGAAGAAGGACAGGCAGAAGAGATGAAAACGTTTAACGGATTTTTAGTAGAAGCAAAAGATAAAGGTGCAGTATTTACCTTTGGTCGTTTCAATCCACCTACTACAGGTCATGCAAAGTTAGTAGATAAACTTAAAAAAGAATCAAGAGGTGATGATGTTCTGTTGTTCACTTCACACTCCAACGACAAACAAAAGAATCCACTCAATCATAGAGATAAAATTAAATACCTTAGAAACTTCTTTGGAAAGATTGTTGCAGACGTAAACGCAAGAACAGTATTCGAGATTGCAACAGAATTACATAAAAAGAAATACACTAGAATCAAAATGGTTGTTGGGTCAGACAGAGTAAAAGAGTTTGATACACTACTAAACAAATATAATGGTGTAAAAGCAAGACACGGATTCTATAAGTTTGACGAAATCAATATAGTATCTGCTGGTGAACGTGACCCTGATGCAGATGATGTCAGTGGAATGTCTGCAAGTAAACTCAGAGGATATGCAGAAGCAGGTGACTTTGATAATTTCAAACAAGGTGTTCCTACAAAGAATAAAGGATTAGTTCAGAAACTTTATAACGATATCCGTAAAGGAATGGGTATTGCAGAATCAACACTACCACACTACATGGTAGAAGATTTGATAGACGAGGGTGTTTACGACCCAGGCACCTTTAAAGCAGTTTTCCTAATGGGTGGGCCAGGCAGTGGTAAGTCAACAGTTGTGAAAAAACTAGGGTTGACTGCACTTGGTTTAAAAATGGTCAACACTGATAAAGCATTCGAAACAGGATTAAAGAAAGCAGGATTAGGATTAGATTTAAGAAACATGCCTGCAGATTTACGTGACCCAATTAGAAAACGTGCAAAAGATATCACCAAAAAGAATATGGATTCATATATCAACAACAGACTTGGAATGATATTTGACACTACAAGTGCCGATTCAAACAAGATTAAGAACTACAAAAAAATGTTAGATAAAATCGGATACGAATACAAAATGATATTCGTTAGTGCAAGTCTTGATAATGCACAAAAGAGAAATGAAAAACGTGCAAGAAAATTACCACCCGAAATAGTTAAAAAGGATTGGGAAGCTTCTAGAAAAAATGCAGATTTATTTAAATCTATGTTTAAAAAGGATTTTGTCGAAGTGACAAATGACGATGATATTGGAACACTAGAGAAGAAAGCAAACAAACTCTATGCAAAATTATTGGGTTGGTCTACTTCATTTCCTAAAAACAAACTTGCACTTGCATGGAAACAAGCAGAGTTAGATGCAAAAAGGACATAAATAGTAGTATGTTAGAAGATTTAAGAGAAAAGTTAAGACGAACTCAACAGGATAAAGATATCGAGGGCAAGAAAGGAACTCAACCTAAGAAGTATTATGCAAAAGACGCAGACGGGGACGAAATGTCTAAATCTACAAAAGATAAACGTGCAGCTCACTTTGCTAAAAACGCAAAGAAAGATGACGATAATGATAATGCATATGAACCTGCTCCAGGCGATAAGTCTGCAAAAACTAAACCTTCACAACACACTAAGAAGTATAAGAAAATGTTCGGAGAGAATGCAGACACTTCACTAAAGAAAAAAGCAGAGAAGACTGGAATGCCTTTTGGTATTCTAAAACAAGTCTATAATCGTGGAGTTGCAGCTTGGAAATCAGGTCATAGGCCTGGAACTACACCTGAACAATGGGGACATGCACGCGTCAATTCCTTTGTGACTAAATCAAAAGGAACATGGGGTGGTGCAGACCAAGACCTTGCAAGAAAAGTTAGAGGTGAAGAATACTCACCAGTTGTAGAAGAGTCAATTAATATCAAAAAACAATTGAAGAAAGTTAAAGGTCTTACAAAGAAACAATTAGAAATGTTAGCAACATTACCTTCACCAGTAGTAACCAGTTTGGTTCAACAATTATCAGGTTTAGTCATGGGTGAAGAAATTAAAGAAGGTAAATATGTTGCACCTAGATTAGAAGTATTATCTTATATCTTAAAAATGATTGAAAAGAAAGTCACCAAAGAAATAGAAAAGAATCAAGAACGTGGAGTTGCAATTATGAATCAATTAGGTTCATACGTAAATGCAAAAGTCACTGATAAGAAACAAAAGCATAATAAACTATTTCTTAAGTTTGGTGATAATTTAGAAGGAAATGATTTATCAGAAAATGCAGCTGAAGACGCAGCTATTCTAAAAGCAAAACAGGTCGAAGAACTTGAAAGAATGAAACAAAGACATGTTGACGAACTAGAAGCACTTCAAGATAGACACGAAAGAGAAACAGAAAAAATCAACAGACAGAAAGAAAAAGAAACACTTGATAAACAAATCAAATCAAAACGTGACGCAGAAAGAAAGGCTGCAGAAAAACAACAACAATCAGAAGAAAGAGATTATAAAAAAGAGTATGATAATTACCACTCTAAACCCGAACAAATCAAAAGACGTGCAAAAAGAAATGAAGCACGTAGAAGTCTTAAAGATAGAAAAGATATAAAAGGAAAGGACGTTCACCATAAAGATAACAATCCTATGAATAATGATAAGTCTAATCTTTCAATTGTATCACAAAACTACAACAGGAAGGAACCAAGACTAAGAAAATTGAAAGAGAAAGGACTACTTCCAAATGGCAGGAAATAAACACGACAACGGAGTTCACGAACAGGGAACAGACGAAACTAGGAAAGCATATCAAGAAGATACGCCTGGTCAAAAAGTAGAGAAATACGTTAAAGAGAATCAAAAAGCATATCACAATTCAAAGAAAACATTCTCTCAAATTGCAATAAACGAAACACTCGATACACTTCAACAGGAAAAAATTAACATACTAGACAATCCATTTCGTTTGGGTTCAATGATGTATTTTGAAACAATTAATGAAGTCCGTAGATTAGTTGCAGAAGACCGATATAAACTCACTGAAGTAGACAAGAACATTTTAGATACAGATATAGGGGAATTCGAAGTATATGAGGGGGAGTTAGTTCCACTTGATTGTCCACAATACGAATTATTAGAAGCAGAAGAACCCGAACTAAACAAACCAAAAGTAGGTGGCCCTAAGAAATACTATGTATATGTTAGAGACCCACAAACTAAGAAGATTAAAAAAGTCACATGGGGAGACACTACAGGTCTCAAAGTGAAACTCGGAAACGAGAAAGCCAGAAAATCCTTTGCAGCTAGACATAAATGTTCACAACAAAAGGATAAGACTACTGCATCATACTGGGCATGTAGATTACCTTACTATGCAAAACAATTAGGTCTTAGTGACGGAGGAAACTTTTACTGGTAAGTAGTATATAATGAAAATAAGTGAATATTATGACTAAACCTTACATTGATACAGAATACACCCAACACGGAACGGGTAAAAAATACGTCATTAGAACGTTTAAAAGGGACGTAGAAGAACAAGAATTGGTATGGCATAGGGACGATAGTAATAGAAGTGTTCACGTTTTAAGGGGTTCGGGTTGGAAATTGCAGAAAGATGACGAACTTCCTTTTGATTTAGAAACAGGAAAAGATTATTATATACTTAGAGATGAGTATCATAGATTATTAAAAGGTGAAGAGGATTTAATCCTCAGAATAGAAAATGTCAAAAAATCTATGTCTTGATTGTGCAATGTGTTGTAATGGGGTCATGTTTAAGGGACTCGTTTTACAACAAAAAGAAACAAAATATTTCTCTAGACCAATAAGAAAAGAGTATCAAGTAATTCCTACAATAACAATCCATAAAACTAAAAATCTTTTTTCATATCCGTTTGAAGCTAGTTGTGAACACTTAAAAGGGGATAATAAGTGTAAAATTTATGAGAATAGACCTTACACATGTAGAAGTTTTAAATGTGAAATGTTGGAGAGATATGAGAACGAAGAAATCTCATATAATACTGCACTAAATAAAATTAAAGAAATAAAGTCCTTAAAGGTAGATACAGTTAATTCTAGTTCTTATTTGGGGAAAATTGAATCAATTATGAAGGCGTGACCTTTTAAATATTATAAATAATACTGTTATGAGTTATAAGTCAGAAAACTGGAAAGAGAAACTAGAACAAGTTCGTAGCCACATTGCCTTAAAGAAAGGGAGTGTAGAGAAGTCTGCAGACGAGATTCTTAATGAAGAAATCGAACAAGAACTACAGAATTCTTTTGAGGAAGAAACACTTTCTGAACTAGATGACATAGAAGTTAATCTAGACGAAGATGTAATTCTAGAAGCTTCAGCAGGTGAAATGATTGATAAATTATTTAACCTAAAAGGTGATAAAGACGCTGGTTATGGTGTTGCAAAAATGTTAAACATGACTGGTGTTAAAGTTGTTCAAGGAATGCAAAAACAAAATCCTCAAGGATTCTTAAAAACTGTAAAGGCACTTGGTAGAGATAACAAAATCAAACTTGCAACAAACAAACAATTGATGAAAATGTTTAAAGACCAAGGTGTAAAACCTCTTAAAGACGAAGTTGAAGAAACTCCAGTAAAAGAATCAGTTGAAAAGACTACAGAAAAACTCGTAGAAAGAAACATGTTAGGTCGTCTTGCAAAACAGTTAAGACTTAACGAAGAAGGTAAACAAAAAATGTTTGCATATTTTGAAAAAGGGGAATTAGAACAATGATACACGACCTACCTAAATCACTCGTAGAAGATTCAAAGAAAATCTTAAAGATGTCTAAAGAATATGAAGATTTCTTTAAAGCAACACTAAAGAAATTTGGTGTCACTTCACCTGCTGAATTATCAACAGAAAAGAAAAAAGAGTTCTTCGATTATATCGATAAGAACTACAAAGGTGAAAAAGAAGAACAAGTTTCAGAAGGAAATTGTGATTCCTCTAAGAAGAAAAAATACGAAATGAAAGAAATTGACGAAGCAAATGTTTCATTCGTATTTCACGACAAAGCAGAAGCAAAACAATTTGCAACCAAAGTTAAGAGTTTTGTTGACAATGTAGAAATCGAAAAGATTGCTTCAGTTGGTCAATTCAACGTCATACTTACTGGGGACAAAGAGGGATTCAAGAAAGCAGTCGCAGTTGCTGTTAAAATGTCAGGGGAATAATCATGAACTTATTCCATGAAGCCAAGAAAGTATTAGACAAGGACGGGAAAGTCAATGCACTCGGCCCTTACGGAAAACAGAAACTTACAGGTCGTGAGATTCAAACCTATTTCCGTAGAAACAAAGTCAAAGATAAAGTAATCAGAAAAGCAGTCGAGGTTGCATTAGACCTCGGTGGTGCAATGGATATAGCAATCAAAGCTATCAGAGACTATTACGGAAACAAAATCCTAAAATCAAAAGAAGTTCAGTATGCACTTAAGTTCGCAAACGAAGAGAACTTCAAAGATTCATTCGAATTACTAGACGAGAATTACAAAGACGTAATCAAAATGTATCCAAGAGATAGAGATTGGAAAAAACTCGTATCAAAGTATAGACGTGATATTGACAGTTTCAGAAAAAATAACAAAGACTTACCTAAAAAAGTCGAAGACGACTTAATCTCATGGGCATTAGACGCAGGTGAGATTAGTAATAAAGGTGAAGTAGAAGACTTCATAGATGCGATTCTAAATGAGTCACAATTATCAGAAGGTAAAAACCTTATGCCTGATATCCAAAAGATTGTTGACACTAAAGGTGCAAAAAAAGTTGGTGGTATAATGATTGATATGTTTACTGCTTCAATGATTAACCAAATCTACAACAAAGTAAACGACAAAAACAAACAGAAAATGGAGAAATCCAATATCTCTACACTCGTTGACCTTGCACAAAGAATGATGCAAAAAATGGGTGACAACTTAGGTGAAGAAAACCTACAAGAAGGAACATGGGCTGTTCCTGATTCATATCCAAAATTAGTAAAACTACAAAAGATTTTAAATACAAAGAATATTGCAAAAGACGCTAAAACAGTTTTTAAATTTACAGATATGATTTATGACATTTTTGGTGACGATTCATTCTTTGATAGACTAGGAGTATTAGAAGTTATCTCCAAAGGTGGAGAACGTGACCAATACGATGGTGAAAAACGTAGTGAAGAATATATCAAAAAGGCACATGAGTATGCAAAGAAAAATGGACTCAAAGCTGGTATGGATATGAATGAATTACTCAAGAAATACTTATCAGATTGGACTGGTGGTGATATGAAATTCAAGGGAAATAAAATCGTTCAAATGCCTAGAGAATGGTATTTCAAAGATAACCCTGAACATTCACCTGATAATGCACCAGTAAAAGCAACTCTAAAACAAGGGGATAACGTGCAAGAAAGATTCAAAGGATTCGACAAATTACCAAGGGGTAGAATGAAAAGACCTAGAGGTGGTTCAATCAAAGCAGAAGCAGTATCAAGAGCTCAACAAGCTGCAATCGCAATATCTAAGAAAGAAAAAGCAGGAAAGCCTGGATACGATAAGGAAGGTAAGTCTCTGAAGAAAGAATCAGTCATGGATACCTATAGACAAATGTGGAGAGATGCATCAGATATCGTAGAAGTCACTGATAAAGAAATCAATGCAATGAAACAACTTTCAAAAGATGCAGAAAAGATTAAGAAAAATTATCAGAAGATTGTAAACATGGGTGACAAAGAACTTAAAGATAGAAAGTATAATAAAGAATACGAAGATATCTTAAAAATGTCACAATCAGTATTATCATTGATTGGTAAACTTCAAACACAAAAGATTATAAACAAAGAATCATTAGAAGAAAAATTATCAAAAGCAGACTTAAAAATGATTGACATGATGTATGACAAGAAAGGTAAACTTACAGACGTTGGTAAAGCAGTCATGAATTATAAGCCAGGTGATAACATCAGGAAGATTGTTCAGAATTTAAACAACAAAAAATAATGAAAAACTTACTAGAAA